GAAATGGATTAGTTGGGTCGAAACACCAGAGACAAACCTAACTGAAATGGATGTGCAAGGTAAGTTTGTTTTTGTGGGTTTTACTGCAGCAGGAATACAGAGACAATTAGCAACCCCTGTGGGTTTGTTAGAGCCACACAAAATTCAAGCAGCTCTAGCTGAGTCTATTTTATTAGAAACACCTAACATACCAGACTATCGTTTGTTTGCCGAGCTAAGTATCTTAGTAGTAGCTGGTTTACTTGTTGCTGTCTTAACTGGTTTCTTGGGTATTACTACCGGTTTAGTCTCAGCCTTAACTATTTTTGGTGGAGTAGCTTATCTCGGTTGGTCTTTTATACAACAAAATCTTTTAATAGATGTGACATGGACTCTGATAAGTTTATTTTTGATTGCTGCTCAACAGTTCTATTTAAACTTTAGAACTCAGTTTAAACTTAGACAGCAAATTAAGAAACAGTTTTCTACTTATCTTGACCCAAGACAGGTAGCTAGACTACAAAAGAATCCAGAGTTATTAAGATTAGGTGGTGAGAGAAGAAGATGTACTATTATGTTTACCGATGTTAGAGGCTTTACAAGTCTATCAGAAAAACTAGCACCAGAAGAAGTTGTTGAGATAATGAATAAAGCTTTAACTATCCAAGCAGATGCGGTCAAGGCTAATGAAGGGATGGTAGATAAATATATTGGTGATGCTATGATGGCTGTTTGGAATGCACCAGTAGATGTTGAAGACCATGAACAAAAAGCTATTGAGACAGCCCTTCAGATACGACACGCAATGCAAGAAGCACAGTTAGGTATTGATATTGGTATTGGCATAAATTCTGGAGAAGTTGTAGCAGGAAATATCGGAAGCCAGTCCCGTTTTGAATATAGTGTATTGGGCGATGCTTGTAATCTAGCAGCTCGTTTAGAGTCTTCATGTAAGTCTGTTGGTAAAGATTTAGTTATAGGTGAAGCAACTATAAGCAAATATCAAGGAACAGCAACAGAGTTAGAACCAATTTTTGTCAAAGGTAAAGAAAAAGCAGTAAAAATCTACACAATTTAAGCTAAATGCTGTCAGAGCCACTCAGAGGGCTTGTAAGCAATTTTGTTAAATTTTGGACGTATAGTATTGCTCGAATCGTTTCCGTTCAATACAGAAGATTCTGTGAGGTCATTTTTTCCACAGAATCAATTTTTCAAGGCATTTACTTCTTTTTCGAGATATTTATGTAAAGGGTCAAGTTTTACTTTACCATTCCTAATAATGCTCTTGATTATCTCTCTTTCATGGTTAGGAAATACAGTATCAACTTTATCTTCTGGTAACATACTAAGCTCTGTTACTATTTTATTCTCTCTAGTTAGTAATACTTTAAAGCTAATTAAGTTTGCTTCTTTATTATTCATTTATATTTTCTAAGTTACTAAAGGTAACTTTATCTTGTCTACCTCTTAAACCAGCTTTCATGTAAGAAGTGGCTCGGCCTTCAAAAAAGTTTTGATGTTCGACACCCATAACTTCATCTAACCAAGTAAGAGGATTTTCTTTTTGATTGTAATTAGTTTTAAGACCTAATTGCAAAAGTCTTCTATCAGCAATATAACGGTTGTACTTATACATATCTTCTTTAGTTAGTCCTTGAATGTTACCCATCTCAAAAACTAAGTCTAAGAATTTATCTTCTAGTTCAACCATCTGTCTGCAAATATCGTATATTTCTTTTTTAAATTCATCTGTCCAGATGTCTATGTTTTCTTGAATGAATTGTCTAAACAGTTTGGTCATAGCTTCAACGTGCATAGATTCATCACGAATAGAATAAGTTACTATCTGTCCCATGCCTTTCATCTTACCGAACCTTGGAAAGTTTAATAAGATTGCAAAACTGGAGAACAGTTGTAGTCCTTCAGTAAAGGCTGAGTAGACTGCTAAAGTTTTAGCTATACTTCTTTTATCTTGTCTGGTAGTTTTAATATCATTAATGTATTCATGTTTATCTGACATCTCTTCGTATTCAGCAAATGCTTTATATTCATTATCAGGCATACCAACTGTATCAAGTAATAAACTATACGCATGTTGATGAATAGATTCCATGTTCGCAAATGAACCCATCATCATACGAGCTTCTGGTTTTCTAAAGATACGCATGTATCTATCAATATAACCTGCACCAACATCTACATCTGATTGCGTAAACAATCTAAATATTTGTGTCAGTAAATTCTTTTCTACCTCAGTGAGGTCTTGCCAATCTTTAACATCTGTATGTAGTGGTACAGACTCTGGCATCCAATGCATTTGGTTCTGTAAGACATAATAGTCAAACATCCACGCATCATCAAATGGTTTATAATATTCTCTAGTGCCTAGCAAACTCATAATCTAACTCCCTTAATATTTCTATATATTCTACTGCTTCTGCATATTGTCTAAATAACTTATCAATAGTATCGACCACATCAGGGTGTTCGGCTACTGCGACTGGGTTGCTAAGATATAAACTTAAGTTAGTCTTAGCTATCATTTTTTGTGCTTTGTATTTTTTTTCCAAAGCTTCTAACATTTTATTATTCATTTTTTTCTACCTCTTCTTTTAATTTTTCAATAACAAAATCTTTAAACATATTTTTAAACATTTCCATATCCCAACCTCTTCTGGTGTGATAAATAAATTCATATATTAAAGAATCTCTTACTGCAAATTCTTGATTAATCTCTGTCATTCTTTGACGAATACAGTCTGTTGTTACTGCCCAAATAACTAAAGACTGATTATCATCTTCCCATTTAGATAAACTTTCCCAGTTAGGTTTAATTCTTCGTTTATCAAATCTTGTCATCCTTGTCCTCTATATTTTTTATAGCTTCTACGAAAATGTTTGTTCATAGTTGAGGTGGCTAAATTACCTCGACCTTGTGAAGTTTTTTTACCGTTTGCTCCTGCTACTGGTTTATGGGCGGTAGCAAATTGATTCTTTGATTTCTTCGGCACTATCCCTCACAAGCTATACAACCCTCATCAAGTTTAATACGAGGTATTTTAACATTAACATTCTCGGCATTTCTGGCAGCATTAGACCTAAAATAATATAAAGATTTAAGTTTACTAGCACCATACCAATGCACATCATTGACATACTGCATATAATCATCGTGAACTGCTTGAGGCTCAGTTGCTTTAGGTAAGATAAAAAATAAATTTACCGATTGCGACTGACAAATAAAATCTTGTCTCTTATAAGCATGTTCTACTATCCAAATTTGATTTATTTCATTGGCGGTTTTAAATATTTCTTTTTCTTCTGCAGTTAAAATATCAAGCTGTTGTACTGAACCATCATAACCAGCTATGTCTTTCCATAATTGTGTTAGTTTTTTACCTTTAATACCTTTTGACCTAAAAAGTTTTTCTAAGTATTTGTTTTTTACTTGGTAACTTCCTGAGAGAGTTTTGTGCGTATAAACATTAGCCCTGTACGGCTCAATCGAAGGAGATGTCCCACCACAAATAATACTAGAAGAGGCATTAGGAGCAACAGCGATAAGATGAGCATTCCTAAGCCCACTACCAGAGATATCAGGAGCCTCTCCCCGTGACTCAGCAAGTCCTTGAGAAGCCTCCAAAGCTTTTGTCTTGATGTGTTTAAATACTTTATGGTTGAAGCCAGAAGCATAGATACTTTCAAAAGGTATTTGTTTAGATTGAAGGTAAGCATGGAAACCCATTGCTCCCAAACCAATCGACCTTTCTCGATAAGCGGAGTAAGTTGCTTTTGTAAAGCCTTCTTTCCCTGCTCGAATGTGTTTTGTAAATCTTTTAAAATTAGCATTGTATTCTCCTAATTGCGTAGTATCAACAGCATTGTCAATAAAATGCTGAAGCACATTATCCAACATAGTAACTAAATCGTTGATAAAGTTTTTATCCTTAGACCATTTATCAAAGTGTTCTAAATTTACCGAAGACAAACAACAAACTGCTGTTCTTTCTTCATCAGTTGGTAAAGTAATCTCAGAACATAGATTGCTCTGTTTGATTGCTAAGCCTAAGTCTTTTTGTTTTTGTGGTAAAGCTTCATTACAAGTATCTAAATTAACTATATAAGGCTCTCCTGTTTCTGCTCTCGCATTTAATACTTGCCACCATAAATCTCTAGCATTAATTGTTTTAATAGCTTCGTTAGATTTAGGGTCAATCAATCGCCATTCTTCGTCACGTTCAACAGCCTGTAAAAACTCATTATTAATATTGACTCCATTGTGTAAGTTTAAACATTTTCTGTTTATATCACCACCAGATTCTTTTCTCATGTTGATAAACTCTTCAATCTCTGGATGCCAAATGTTCATGTAAGCTGCGTAACTACCTCGTCTTGTTACACCTTGATTGAAGGCCAACATTTGAGAGTCTACGACATGCATAAAGGGGATTGAACCAGTAGACTTACTACCGTGAGCAGTAGATACCCCGTTACTACGCACATCTCCCCAATATCCACCAATACCTCCACCCGAACTAGCCAACCATATATTCTCGTCATAATGAGATGACAAACCAGTTCGACTGTCAGGAACATAATTAAGGAAACAACTAATAGGTAGCCCACGACTTGTTCCCCCGTTACTAAGTATAGGAGTGCTAAACATAAACCAACAGCGGGAACTGTAGTTGTAAAGTCTCTGAGCCAGTTCAAAATCTGTAACTCCTTTGAATGTTGCTCCGAAAACGGAGGCTCTTGCGAATGCTTCTTGGGCATGAGTTTCTTCTCCTGTAAAATATCTATCTTTTAAAGTATCAAGACTAAACTTATCTAAAAGTTTTTCATTATTATAATTAATTTTAATACCTAAGTATTCTTTGTCCCCTACCTTATCTTCCATTACTATCCTCTACATATAACCCTATTATACCGTAATGAATTATTTTCATTAGTTCTTTTCTTTTCTCATCTTTTTTACCACATCTCATGGCATACTTCATAATATTACCAATGCTAAAACCCTCACCATGTCCGGCATCTATAATCATATCAGTAGCTTGGTACTTTCCCTGAGAGTAATGTTGGTCATAAGTAGAATCAATATACTCTTTAATGTCTGCTAAGATTTTATCTTCGTTAAATTTGTATCTAATTGTCATAATATTAAGTCCTGTAAAGTTATGTTAGGGTTTTGTTTTACTTTTTTATAAAACCATCTTAAAGAATAAGCACTCAACATCAACCTATTATTAGCATAAATATGAGTTTGAGTTGGTAAAAATTCTTGTAAGTTTTTAGTAGATATTTTAGAGGTGTCTTCTCCTTCCGGCACCATAGTCCTCAACCACTCTACTAGTAGTTGTTCGCTTTTTCTTCTTAGTTGTTTAGCTTTCTTACCTCTCATAATAACTCTTCTACATTAGGTTCTTTGACTATCTTAGTAAAATAAACAGGACCTTTAGCATAATTAAAAACACGAAGTCCCTCTCCATTATTGGAGTCAGACCTACATTTAAATTTATAAGGACAGAAAGTACATTCTTTTGGCAACTTCATGTTACCAGCTTTACCTTCCGGTATCTCAGTGAAACAATAATCAGGTGGAGAATCTGATTTAATAATTTGTTTTACCTTATCTATTTTATCCTTTATATTGGGTTTGTCAAGGTCTTGAGGCCTAAAAAGAGCTAATTCTCCTGTCTCTTTGTTAAAAGCTAAGAAACCTCCCTCAGATGTCTTTTCTGCTGCTTCATAACCAGCTAGTTGAGCTAAGTAACCAAAGGTATCTTGTTCAGCTAAAGTGCCTTCTCTAAATTTACGAAAGGCATAACCAGAAGCAGTTTTAATATCTATTACTTCACCATCAATCTTACAGTCCATGTGTCCTTTGATACCCTTAACTGAGACTTGTTTTTGTTGAGCAGTAACTTTGTGTCCAGCTAATTTAACAAAGAAAATTAATAAGGCTTCTAAAATATGACCATACAAAAACTTAATAAAAGTCGAAGGCTCTATTGAGCTTGAAGTATCTCTTTCTTCATGCATATCATACCAGAGTTGCCTTTCAGGTCTACCAATGTTGGACATGCGTAAAGTTTGACTAGTGGCTTTATTCCTTTTAACCGGAGTTGCCCACTCTTTAACAGCAGATACAATGTCAATGCCTAATTCTTCTAGAAGTTTATTTGAGATTTTAATTTTATCACCATCGGCTAAGACCCCGATAGTGTTGTAGATGTCTTCTACTAAAGTATCTAAAGATTTATTTTTCTTGCTCATCTTCTAATTCCTTAAAAGCTTTAATAACATCAGATGAGAAAAGTTTTTGTAAGTTTACTAAATACATTTTACTAGCATTGTGGTCGCCACCAGAGACAGTTTTAAAAGTGTCTAGTTCTTTAACTATGGTTTTTAAAACATCAGTATGAAAAACTAAGGTACAGTATTCTTTATCGCCTACACAAAGATGGTGAAACCAGTAATCAGATTCAGTGGCTTCAATACCAGAGGGCTTACCATAACTTTGATATTCGATAGCTATGTTACCAGTTTTCATCCACATGCCTCGTTCAGACTTAACTTCAATCTTTTTGTTACAGAGCATTTCTGCAACTTTATCTTCTCTAATACTACCAAACTCTAAGTCTATATCAAACTTCTTGCGGTCTTGTTTAGTGGGTTTCACTCCAATTATCTCCGACTTTAAATTCGCCATCAAGGGGACAACGCATGTTATAGTATTCACCGGCATCACGAATACTTTCTACTGCTAACTGTCCCGCCTGATTTGCTTGACTTTCTTTCACTTCAATTTGCCATTCATCGTGAATGTTGGCAACAAATTTAAAATCAAGATTACAAGTTTTAAGTTTGTCGTATAATATTGTTAGAGCTTTTTTCATAACTATTGCTCCACCACCTTGTAGTAAAGTATTGAGAGCAGCATGTTTGTGTCTTAAAAATATTTTTCTACCGTCTAATCCTTTAAGGAATCCTCTTTGAGCCGCTGTGTCAACTCTTGTTTTAAGAGATTGAAGTGCTGGTAAACTAGTAAGAAACTGTTCTCGCAGTTGTTTACCATCTGCTCTATTTCCTGCAATGATTTTTCCAATTTTTTCATCTCCGGCTCCGTATATAAGTGCATAGATGAAAGTTTTAGCCTCATCTCTTGATTTAAGTCCAGCAAACTGCTGATTAGTTGTGTGAATGTCTCCATTGATAATTTCATTTATGTATTCCTCGTTTGACATATAGTGGGCTAACATCCTTAATTCTAACCCTGAAGCATCTATACCTACTAGTTTATATCCTTCAGCCACAATCCAACAAGCTCGACACTCCTTACCATAAGGACTATGAACTGCTGGTACTTGAGCCATATTAGGATTTCTATGTGTCATTCTACCAGTTATTGCTCCAGTAGAAATAACAGCTCCATGAACTCTATTATCATCTTTGATATTATCAATCCATGATTCAATTTGCCCAACTCTTTTCTGTATTAATAAATACTCAGCTATCAGTTGAGCTTCTTTGATATGTGCTATTTTGCTGAGAGTACCTTCATCAACAATCGGTTGACCTGTGGGGGTAAATCTTTGTGGTTGCCAGCCAAAATCGATTAAATATTCTCCTATCTGCTGACGAGAGCCGAGATTAAATTCCTTAAGTTCTTTCCTCGTAAAAGGAGTAGTGTCATTAGTTGCAACTCTCTCTTGGTACTCAACGGAGGTAAGTCCAGATTTAGACAAAGTACCATCCTTTTTAAGCTTAGGTGTAACCTCTTTTACAGGCACCCACTTAGGCTTGAAAGTAGCATGAACTTCATCTTCTACTTCT